CCAAAGAATATGGCTGATGTGATTAATTCATATTATCCAGATATTAGAAGGATACTTAATACTTGTCAATTACAATCTGCAAAAGGTGAATTGAAAGTAGACCATAAAGTAATGGTTGAAGCAAACTTTGCAACTAAACTTATTGAACTTTTAAAATCAGAAGATGATAAGAGAAATATGTTTATGCAAATTAGACAAGCAGTAGCGGATAACAAATTAAATGATTATTCAGAAATGTATACTATGCTTTATGATAAAGTAGATGAGTATGCAAAAGGAAACGTAGCCAATACAATTCTTACAATCGCTGAAGGATTATCAAAAGATGCTTTAGTAGTTGATAAAGAAATCGTATTTATGAGCACAATTATTCAAATTTTAAATATAATAAAATAATGGAACAACAAGCACAAATCCCAATGAATTTTTCATTGAACGATGCAAGAGATATCAATTGCGAATGTGGTAGTGGTGTATTTATGACAGGTATGAAATTCAAAAAAGTATCCCGTTTAATTACAGGTGGAGCTAAAGATTCAATTATTCCTATTGAAGTATTTTTATGTACTCAATGTGGTAAAACATTGCAAGAATTATTGCCAGAAGAATTGAGAGAAAAACAATCAATCGCAGAATAATGGCAGTTAAAAAGTTATTCGACCACATCAATGCAATAACTTCGGAACAAGACCCAAAGTATTTCGATAAATTGACAGAAGAGGATTTAAAATCATGGAGTAATTTTATGATAAATCGTTTTCTGTCAATGAAACCGGATTGGGTTGAATTAGTTGCAACCTTACTTCCTTTGACTCAAACGTTGCAACCAAAGGAAATGTACAAGTTATATATTAGCTTGATTCCAAAAGGAAAGCATTATTTAAAATACATCAAAGGTAAGGGTGAAGATAAATATGAAGATTTCCTCATAGAACTTATGAAGAAAGATTACCTATGTTCAGAAAGACAAGCACTTGATTATATAGAAGTTCTTTATGCAAGTAGAGAAGGTAGAGAACATATGAAGTATGTATGTGAAAAGTATGGAGTAGATAAGAAACAAATTACTAAATTAAAACTAAAAATATAGTGAATAAAAAATATTTGGTAACCAATGGGTGTTCATTTACAGAAGGACATTCATTGGGTAATGAAGGAGCTTGGCCTAAATTTTTAGGTGAAAAAATGAATTTAGAAGTTATAAACCTTGCTAAAGGTGGTAGTGGTAATGATACTATAACCTGGAGAACAATTGAATTTTCAGAAACAAATAAAGATTTAGCAAAAGATTCATTATATGTAATTCAACTTACCGAATGTTTAAGATATCAAGTTTATTATGATAATTTAGTAGATGCGCCGCAAGAATGGCACGTTACTCCTGTATGCTTTCAAAGAACAATGGATTCCTATAAAACTGGCAATGGTGCATCAAAATGGATATACAAAAATAGAGATGAATTGGTTTATATTTATAGTAATATAACATTTTCATTATATAAAACATTACAAAATATTATTACTTTAACATCGTATTTTGAATCAAATGGATATCCATATATAATATTTGATGGAATAAATGACCACAAACCATTTAAGCATGAAGGTTCATATTATTTAAAAGAATCAAACTCTGACAATGCAAATGAAGCATTTAAAATAACAACATCTTTAGATGTAATAGATGCACATGATTATGATAAAAATATTACTCGTAGGGATAATGGATATTTTATAGATGAAAGGTTACTAAATACTATATTTAATAATCCTAAAATTTTTAAAGAAATTCCAGTATTATTAAAATATTTTGCAGAAAAAGGAGTATCTGAATACAATGATGTGGATTATTATTTTAAAGATAATGCAGGGCACCCAAATGTAGAAGCTTGTAATATTTGGGCCGATATTTTAAAAAAATATATCGAAAAAACAAATTAAAACTAAAGATATAATTTGGTAAATCCAAATAAAAATCGTATATTTGTTCTATGGCTAGAGTATCATTTTCACAATATAGCATGTGGAGCAGTTGCCCACATCAATATAAACTAAGTTACATAGATGATTTACGAGAATCATCATCCAATATACATTCTGTATTTGGCTCCGCAATGCACGAAACGTTGCAAGAATATTTAAGTAGATGCCTTCGTATCTCCAAATCACAAGCTGATAAGGGAATGAATACCAAGGCTTTCCTTAAAGAAAAAATGAGAGAGTTCTTTCTCAAAGAATCCAATGAAGGTAAAGACCCTATTTGTTCAAAAGAAGAATTGGTAGAATTTTTAGAAGATGGAAATCTCATCTTAGACTACTTTCAGAAATCCAAAAATTTTAATAATTTCTTTTCATTAAAGTATGATGAATTGGTTGCAATTGAGCAACCAATTAATACTAAGATAGCTGAGCACGTTAATTTTTTAGGATTCATAGATTTAATCACTCGTAGTAAATTTGATGGTAAGTATAAAATTATAGATTTTAAAACTTCAACCAGAGGATGGACTAAGTATCAAAAATCAGACCCAATAAAAAATACACAAATACTATTATATAAGAAATTCTACGCAGAAATGTTGAAGATTTCAGAAAATATGATTGAGGTTGAATTTATCATCTTAAAAAGAAAGGTAGCTGAAGTAGAAGATTATACAATACCACGTATTAGTAGACACGTACCGGCAAGTGGTAAACCATCTGTTAATAAAGCTTGGAAAGGATTTACTGAATTTGTAGAGAGTGTATTCAATACCGATGGTTCATATAGAACTGATGTTGAATATAGAAAGAATCCAACAAAACTTTGTGATTGGTGTGAGTTTTCACAAAGGGGATTATGTGATAAAAAAAATTAAAAACAAAATATATATTTAAAAAGAGTTATGGCAAAAAAGAAAATTCTGTTACTTTCAGATGATTTACGAATGACTAGCGGTATAGCCAATGTATCTAAACAATTGGTGCTAGGGACGGTTGATAAATATGATTGGGTTCAATTAGGAGCAGCAATTAAACATCCCGAAGCAGGGAAAATTTTAGATTTAAATGATAGTGTTAGAGAACAAACAGGCGTTGCTGATGCAAGTGTTAAAATCTATCCATTTGATGGTTATGGTAATGCCGATGTAATTCGTCAATTACTAATGGTTGAAAAACCTGATGCAATTCTACACTTTACCGACCCGAGATATTGGTTGTGGTTATATGAGATTGAGCATGAAATTCGCCAATCAGTTCCTCTTTTCTTTTATCATATTTGGGATGATTTACCAGACCCAAAATATAATAGAAATTACTACGAAAGTTGTGATTGGATTGGATGTATTTCAAAACAAACATATGGTATTACCCGTAGAGTTTGGAGTTGGGATAAAGAAAAACATTGGACTAAACCCGCAGATTGGCAAGTAAGTTATGTACCACATGGTATTAATTCTGATTTATATAAGCCGGTAGAAGTTCCAAAAGAATTTAAACAAAGTATATTTGGTGATAAAGAATATGAATTTGTTCTATATTGGAATAATAGAAATATTCGTAGAAAACAACCAATGGATGCTATGTTGGCATTTGATAAATTTAGAGAGGCATTGCCTGAAGATAAACGAGATAAGATTTGTATGGTAATGCATACCCAACCTGTTGAAGAGCATGGTACGGATTTACCTACATTTATAGAACATTGTATTCCGGAAGCAAATATTATATTTGCACCCAACAAATATACGGAGCAAGAATTAAACTATCTATATAATATAGCTGATGTAACAATCAATGTAGCATCAAACGAAGGATTTGGATTAGCAACTGCAGAATCGGTAATGGCAGGTACACCAATTATACTAAATGTATCAGGTGGTATGCAAGACCAATGTGGATTTAGAGATAAAGGTACGGGTAAATTATTAACTGCTGAAGATTATGTAGAGATTGGTTCATTACATGATAGACATAAAAAAGCAGGTGTAGTTTGGGGAGATTGGGTTAAACCAATTTGGCCGGTTCGTTCAACAACAGGTTCAGTTCCTACTCCATATATTTTTGATGATAGACTTGATTTTGAAGATATTGCTCCTTTAATTATGGATTGGTATATGATAGGTAGAGAGGAAAGAAAAGCAGCAGGACTAAAAGGTAGAAAACATTTCATAGGAGAAGGAAAATTGAGTAAGGAAGCAATGTGTGATTCATTAGTTGAAGGTATGGAAGGAGCATTTGCAAATTGGAAACCAAAACAAAAATTTAAGTTAATAGAGTTATAATATGAAACCAACATTAGTATTTCAAGCACCGGTAGCAACGAGAAGTGGGTATGGTGACCACGCGAGAGATTTATTACATTCTCTTTATAAATTAGATAAATTTGAAATTAAAGTTATTAGTACTCGTTGGGGACACACTCCAATGGATGCTCTTAATTATGATAAACCATTTCATAAATGGGTAGTAGATAATATCATACCAAACATTCAACAAAAGCCAGATATTTATATTCAGGTTACTGTACCAAACGAATTCCAACCATTGGGTAACTATAACATTGGAATTACTGCGGCAATCGAAACAACACATTCACCATTAGATTGGATACATGGTTGTAATAGAATGGATTTAATCATAGTTCCATCAGAACATTCTAAAAAAAGTTTAGTAGATACGGTTTATAATGAAGCTGATAAAACAACCGGCCAATTAATAGTACAACATAGGATTCAAAAACCAGTTGAGATTCTTTTTGAAGGATTTGATGAATTTGATTTCGGAACTGAAGAAGTTGCACATATTACTGAATTGGATGCAATCAAAGAAGATTTTGCGTTCTTATTTGTAGGACATTGGTTAAGAGGTGATTTAGGCGAAGATAGAAAGAATGTGGGGATGATGATTAAGACATTCGCAATGGCATTCAAAAACGAAAAAGTAAAGCCAGCATTAGTTCTTAAAACATCATCGGCAGGTTTTAGTGTAATAGATAGGGAAACTACTATTAAAAAAATTAGAGAAGTATTAGGAAAAGACTATAAATCAGTTCCAGTTTATCTTTTACATGGTGACTTAACTCCATCTCAAATGAATGGGTTATATGAACATCCAAAAGTAAAAGCAATGTTGAATTTTACAAAGGGTGAAGGATTTGGTAGACCTCTATTAGAATTTAGTTTAACGGGTAAGCCTGTAATTGTATCCAATTGGAGTGGGCATATTGATTTCTTAAAGCAAGGTGCAGTATTATTAGAGGGTGAGTTAAAGCCAGTACACGAATCAGCCGCTGACCAATTCCTTTTAAAAGAAGCACAATGGTTTAATGTAAATATTTCAAAAGCATTAGCATCTATAAAAGATGTTTACAAAAATTATGATAAATATAAAACAGCATCTTTCCAATTAGGTAAACAAAATAAACAAAATTTTAGTTTAGAAAAAATGACAAAATTGTTTGATACTATTTTAAATCAGTATGGTATTTATACTAAGATACAACCAAAATTTCAACAATTACAATTACCAAAATTGAAAATGTTAAATAAATAGTGAAAAACTACAATCCAATATATCAAAAATTTATAAATGATAAAAAGAGAATTCCTCAAACAAAAATGGAAAGAGGAAAATTTTATCAAATTAAAAAATATAAATATGTCG